TGGATGTGCCGATCAAGCTGGTGCGCATGGTCGCCCCGAAGCTGGAGAAGCGGTGTGTCAGGGAAGCCGCCGAGCGCATCCTCCAGCTGGTGCTGGAGCGCGAGAAGCTCGGATGGGACGGTTACTGGCAAGCCTCGATCCATGCGGTCAATGAGGCGGCGAGCGGACCCGCCGATGAGCAGGCGGCACGCGAGCTCCTGCTTTACATCGAGAACGATGCCGATCTGTACCGGCAGATGTATGTTCCGCAGATCAAGAACCTGAAGCGGAAAAAGGAAAAAGGAACTTACGACTCCGAGCTGGCCGTCAAGCTGTTCATGTACCTCGCGAACGAGGGCGCACGGAAGTATATCCGGGAGCATGGCACGGCGGGCGAACGAGTCGATTCGGTATTCAATAAGAACACCCGCATGGAGGTGGCGCGGCAGCTGCGCGACAGCTTCGAGGCGGAATACGAAGCCAACGCTTTCGAGGGTATTTAACTTGGCCACCGAGCGACAGGAGACGATCATGGTGCTTAATGAAGCAACGATCAAGACGAAATCGGGACAGTCCGTACAGGTCGGCCCCGGCGATTTCGCGCTGATGCGCGGTGACAAGTACGGGGAGAACCTGAGCTACTTCCCCGTGCGCATCTCGAAGGCGGGCGGCAGCTCGCTGACTGCGATCATGGTTCTCGACGGAGCCGGTGTCGAGCAGTCGGTCCCGGCCAGCGATCTCGTCGGCTACCCGAATCAGGATGTGGCGCGCAGCGAGATCAAGCCGATGTGGCCCTACCACTACACCGTACTGCTGACCCACCCGATCTCCAATTACATGGTGACCGAGCAGGCCGACAACGGGAAGGTGGAACGCTGGGTCTTCACGGATGCCGAGCTCGAAGAGAAGGACAAGTCCGGGCTGAACGCCTACGATGAGTTCATCGCTCAGGTAGCTGAGGCCGACAGCGGCGAACCCATCGGGATCGTGGCGTACCGCAACGGCGAGGTCAGCAATCGGTTCGACGACGGCACGGTCGGCGTCCCCAACGATCTGATCGAGATGGCGGATCAGGAGGACTCCTACACCACGTTGGACGGCGAGCTCGCCGAGAACTGGCGCGATGTCGTGGTCGACGACGATGGGAACTTCGTCGAGTTCGCCGACGAGGAGCCGGTGGAACGCCGCCGCTCGATCCGCGAACAGGATGAGGACGAGGAAGAGGAAGACGACTCCGAGGATTCCTTCGACATGTCCGACGAGGACATGGAGGACGAGGATTACGAATACGAGTACGACTACGACGGTCCGATGTTCAAGGAAGAGGATGAGGCCGAGGAGGCGATGTCCGATTCCTACAACGTGGATCAGGCCGAGGAGTTCCCGCTGGGCACCGATACCGGCGAGTTTCTCCAGTCCTCCTACGATGACCACGAGCTGGGTGCCGACCCGCTGGCGATTTTCGATCCCGGCGAGGAGGACGCCAAGGGCGCTGAGGGCGGTTTTAAGCCGTCCAAGGGCGGGAACGGTTTCTCGGACACGGATGAGGCCGTGGACCGCTACATCGAGGGCTGCGGACCCCGGACGCGGCGTTCTGGCCGTCCGCGCCGCCGGGTCAGCGAGCTGGCCCAGCAACAGCGGGTGCGTGGCGTCAAGACCGATGTGGTCCAGCGTGGTGGCGAGACCATCGTGACCTACCGGGGCACCCCGGTGGTCGTGTTCGACGATACCAAGATCGAGCTGAACACCGGCGGCTGGAAATCGGCGACCACGAAGACCCGGATGAACCAAGCGTCCAACGAGTATGGCTTGGGCTACAACGTGATCCAGAAGGCCGGGCAGTGGTATGTCAAGATGGCCAACGGCGAGACCATCCCGTTCGAGGGTGACAGCATCACCATCGACCAGTCCCGAGGGATGGGGGAGCGTCGCCGTCCGCGTCGCCGGGTGAGCGAGGCGGGTGATCGTCGCAAAGAGGCGTTTGCGTTTCTCGATGATATCTCTCAGGACGTTGCGGATGTGAAGAGCAAAACCGATCTCGCAACAGCGATGGCGTCTCATTTGGCACGGGGGTTGAAAATCTCCGACAAGGAGGCACAGCAATACGTCAATGCGTGGTTTGATCGGGACGACTTGTCCTATCCGACCTATGAACGTCGTCGCAAGCTCTCCAAGCTGGAGCAGCTCCGGGCGCGCCGTCGCAAGGCGATGCGGGAGCAGGAGTACCTCGACGATACCCCGGTGCCCGAGGCTCCCGAGTACCCGCTCGGCATGAACACTAACACCTTCATGTCGATGATCGACGATGTGATCGACATCGGCGACGAAGCTCTGAGTTCGGTGCCCGATGAAGAGGGAACCGTGAGCGTATCGGTCTCGGACGACACGATGGGTGGCGGCGTGATCGATGGCGAGGATGCCGAGATCACCGCCCCCGATCTCGATCCGGTGGACGATGACGAGGACGAGGTGAACCCGAACCTGCCCGACAAGCTGGGCATCATCAAGAACGACCAGAGCAATATCGGCGACGATCCGCTCGGCAGCGTTCCCGACGAGGAAGGCACGATCCCCTCGGCCATGATGAACAATATCATCGCGCCTCGGGATCAGGAGCTCGGCGATACCGCGCTGGCCCCGGCCACAGACGACAGCGGCGAGGTGAAGTTTCCCGGCAAGGACGGGGTGCTCCCCGCGTCCGACAAGAAGCTCGGAGACGATCCGAAGGCCAAGGCTCCGGACGAGAGCGGTGTGGCCAAGAAGCCCGGCAAGGACGGGGTGATCCCCGCGCCGGACCAGCAGCTGAGCGGCCCGGCACTGGAGCGCAAGCGCCGTGCGGCCCGGAAGCGCCGGATGGAAGCCCTGAAGGCGAAGCGCCGCAAGCAGGTCCGCGAACAGGACGAGGAAGAGTACAGCATGTACGTCGTCGATGGACAGTACGGCATCTACATGCCCCAACGCTTCGCCCAGAAATTCAGTGACGAGATTGCGGCGTGCTGCGATCAGGATACCTTGCAGACCTTGCTGGCCGGTCCGGACGAGGGGGAAGATTACGACTGGGCATGGGACGAAGTGGTCGACAATTACTCGGAAGAAGACGAGGCAGGCCATACATGGACGATCTGGCCGTCGCACGAAGGTATCTACCTGATCCGGGACGACACGCCGGACGACCTGCTGAGCGGCCTGACGGAGCGCAAGCGCCGTGCGGCCCGGAAGCATCGGATGGAAGCCCTGAAGGCGAAGCGCCGCAAGCAGGTCCGCGAACAGGACGAGGACTTCGATCAATACGTAGATTTGGTGGTTGACGGTTCAGCCGGAATCTATGTCCCGCAACGCTTCGCCGAATACTTCAGTGACGAAATCTTCAACCAGTTCGGACAAGAGACCTTGGACATTCTGTTGGCCGGACCGGATGAAGGCGTGTTCTCAACCGAAGATGCCAGCGAGTGGTACTGGGACACATGGGTTGAGGTCATCGACAACATCAAGATTATTGATGGATCGGGAATGGAGTGGAATGCCATCTCCGGCCCCAGCGGCGATGTCTTCCTTGTTCGCGAAGACGTGCCCGAAGAGTTTTGGGACAACTGGTACTAATGCACACCGCTGACTACATGATCCGCGAGGTACTACGGGGGCGGTCTGCTTCCGCAGTGGTCGCCGAGATTCAGCGGCAGAGTGCCGTAGACAAGAACTCCCCGCCCGATCCGAAACGGAGCCGGGCCGCGAAGAAGGCTCACCAGACCCACAAGAGCAGTTATGACAAAGCAGCGCGACATCAGAAAATTGACGCCGGGAATCGCGGGCAGATTAGAGCGTTGGCTCGATTCAATACTCGCCCGCAAACCCCGTCAATATGATGCGTCGCAACTCATCTTCCTGAAGCTGATCGCGAAGCCGGAGTACAGCGTACAGACCACGCCCCGCGAAGTCGTCGTGGATCGTTTTCCCGGCCTGTTCGGTTGGGGACAGAGCGGGAAGGTTACCGAGCTGGACATGTTCCAGCTGAAGCAGCGGCTCCACCCGATTCTGGATAGTCCACGATTCCGTACCCCACGTTCCGACCTGACCAGTATCCGGGTCGAACATCTGGTAGATCGCCTCTGCACCTACCGGAAACTAATGATAAACCTCGACACAGGCGAGATCACATCACAGGGAACCTAGCTATGCGCCAGAAGCTAATCGAAACCAGAATCTTCGAGTTCAAGGTTACCGAGCGGAACAAGCAGAATCTCCGCGAGGGTGTCTTGATGAAGATGCGCGGCTTAGGGCAGCGGGCCGACGAGCGCAATGCCAACGAGCGCATCTACTCGGGATCGCTCTGGGATCGCATCTTCATGGACGAGAAGTTCCAAGGGCGTCTCAAGACCCGCGAGATGTTGGGCGAGGCCGATCACCCCGAGGACGGTAAGACCTCGATCCCCCGCGTCAGTCATGTGGTCACGCAGGTCGAGCGGGAAGGCAACGAAATCTATGTGGAAATCGAGATTCTCGACACGCCCGCCGGGCGGATCGTGGAGAGTCTCGTTGCCGCTGGTGTAAAGATTGGGATCAGTTCCCGAGGCACCGGCAGCGTGATCGAACGCGGCGGCGAATCCTATGTCAACGAAGACGACTTTGAGTTGGAGACGTGGGACTTGGTGACCAACCCGAGTACACGGGGTGCGTACCCGACGCGGATCGAATCGGTTGAAACGGAGCGCAACAACAAAATCGTGCTCCAGACAGCGGCTCAGCTCTGCGAATCTGAAACCGAGTACCGCGAGTTGCGGACGGTAAAAGGAATCGTGGCTGACCTTCAGACGAAGCTGTTTGCGGAGGAAAAACGCGACGTGCTTCGGCATATCAATGAAAGCATGAAGAACACCCGCAAGGAGAGCGCCATGAATCGCAAAGGCGTGAAACGTCCCGTCCGGACCCCGATCGGCCAGACGGTTGAGCTCGCCGAGGCTCTCGCGGACAAGAAGGCCACGGAACGCATCCGTGAGAGCGCGCAACGTGTGCGTCGCCTGCGCAAGGAAAACGCTGACTTGAAAGAGACCAACCGCCGCATGAAGGCCCGTCTCGAACAACTCAAGAAGCGGAACCAGCGCATCCGCGAACAGGATGACGAGGAAGATTTCGGACTCGATGCCGAGGTCGTGGACGAACCCACGGAACTCGAAGTCGATGGGATCATCACCATCATCCCGAACGAAAGCCCCGGTGAGGAGGAAGAGATGCCCGAACGTCGCCGCGTGTCCCGCAGGCGGTACTTGGAGCGCCGTCGGCGCGCCATGCTCCGTGAGAAGGGGAAAGCGTGTGCCGCGAAGGACAAGAAGAAGATGAAGAACAAACGGCCCGGCTACGGTTCGGCCAACGAGCGTCGCCAGCTGATCGCCGCGAAGCGCGTGATCGAGAAGCAGGCCCGCGAGCTCAAGGTCGCCAAACGGATTATCGAGTATATGGCTCACAACACCGTGACCAAGAAGAAGTACGAGAAGGCCCGGACGGCGGTTAAGAAGCTGATGGCGGAGCACGGCAGCTCGGAATGGAAGCGTTACGTCCACGAGCGGATCGGCAACCTGAACCCGCAGGACCAGAAGCGCATCCTGAAGGCGGTCGGCAAACCGGCCAGCCTGAACGAGGCCAAGCAGCGCCTCGACTCCGTACTCGATGTGGCCCGGAGCCGGAAGACGAACGAGCGGCGCAAACCGCCGACCTCGACCCGCGAGCCGATGAAGGGAAGCAAGGTGAAGTCGCTCGACGAGCGTCGTCAGCCGTCCCCGGCCACCCAGAAGACCGATGCGACCAACTCGCTGTTGGAGACGGTGCGCACCGGCGTCGAGAAGAGTCTGTAACGCCGAGCGTCGGCAGCAGACCAAACCGCAACTCAGGCTAGGAGAGGGAAATGAAAAACCTCCAGAACGCCCAGCAGCATCAAGAGAAGTTGCTGGAACACGGCGTCAACCTCGCTCGCAAAGCTCCCTACAAGGACTTTTGCCTGTGGGAGGGCCGTGACAACCGTGGCCGCAAAATCCGCATTCGCTATGCCGACCTCTTCGAGGGGCTGGAGCGGCGTCCGGATCAGGTGACGGCTTGCACGATGATTATGTGCGAGAACCTGTACAACCACATCCAGAGCATCGACGAGTCGGTCCGCGCCATCAACTTTGGGAAGTTCCAGAAGTACGCCTTCCCGCTGGTGCGTGCGGTCTGGCCGAACCTGATCGCCCACGAGCTGGTCAGCGTTCAGCCGATGCAGGGTCCGACCGGACTGGTCTTCTTTATGAAGTTCGTCTACGGCCAGACCAAGGGCACCGCGATCGCCGGTCAGGATGTGATCGAGAACCCGAACTTCGGTTACACCTCCGAGGATGTGACTGGCGAGGTGATCGGGGCGAGCGGTGTGCAGAACCAGACCGCGACCCTGATGTTCTTCCCGGTGCGCCCCGGCACGTTCCGTGCCACCGACGGCACACAGGTCGTGACCGATGACGGGAACGGGAACATCGTGGGCGACGTGGACGGTGGTGGAACCAACACCATCGACTACCGGACCGGCGCGGTCGATTTCGACTTCGCGGTTGCGGCGGTTGCCCAGCCCACGGCCAACTACGTGTACCGCATGGAAGGCAACGACAACCTGCCGGAGATGGAACTCACCATCGAGTCCACGCAGGTCGAGCCTCGCGAGAGCAAGCTGCGTGCCCAGTGGACCGTCGAGGCGAGCCACGACTTGCAGGTGGTCTACGGTGAAGACCTCGAAACCCAGCTCATCGGTGCCCTCGGGCAGGAGCTGAAGTTCGAGATCGACCGGCGCATCATCGAGCGTCTGCGCACCATCGCCCGTGCCACCACGGTTGCGGCCCCCGGCGTTGCCGGTGGTCAGCGCGTCTGGCCCGGCAAGCCTCCCAGTGGCGTGGGCTTCCCGGAGCACAAGCTGACCCTGCTCGACTACGTGATGATCCCGTCGTCCAATGACATCCTGAAGGCCACGCAGCGTGGTCGCGGGCATTGGGCCGTCGTCGGCATCGACGTGGCGAACATTCTGGAATCGCTCCCCGGTTTCGAGGGTACGCTCCAGAAGATCGAGGGACGCGGTGTGTGGAAGGTAGGACGCCTCAACAACCGTTGGGACATCTACGTCGATACCTACGGTCCGGATGACGAAATCCTGATCGGGTACAACGGCACCCAGATGTTCGACACCGGTTTCGTGTTCGCGCCCTACGTGCCGTTCTACACGACCCCGACCGTCCATTCGCCGAACGCGGAGTTCCTGATGAAAAAGGCTATCGCGACGCGGTACGCCCTGAAGGACATCGACTCCCGGTTCTACACGACCGCGAAGATCGACCGCACCCTCCAGCCCTAACCGGCTGTAGGTCAGGAGATGGGGGAGGGCTTCGGCCCTCCCCATTTGAGGATTCGACATGACCACGATCGCACGTGCCCTTTCCGTAGCCGATCTGCCGAACATCGCTCGACGCCGCCTCGGTCTGACCTCGGTGGAGGTCGAGATTGACGATGAGGATTTCTACGGCGTCGGCGGCAGCGCGTCCGATCTACGGGGAGACGGGATCATCGCGGAAGCCCTGCGTTGGCTCTCCCGCTACCGGCCCAAGTATGGGCTGACCGTACTGGTCACGGTTCCCGGCCAGCAGAAGTACATCCTCGACAACAGCAACCCGGATCAGTATTGGGGATTCGGGATCGTCGATGTGATGTACCCGCGTAGTCAGTTGACGAGCCTGAGTGCTGGTCTGCTGACTCCGCAGGAGTTCATTGCGGCCTACGGGATACCGACGAGTTGGAACCTGTCCGACCTCTACCTCAGCCTGAGCTACTTCGAGCAGCTCAAGCGGATGCTGGGGGCCGAGGTCGAGTGGGACTTCGAGATCGACATGCCAGCGGTCGGACTCGGCACGTTCTGGGTCTCACCGGAACCCGGAAGCGCGGCCACCGAAAACATCATCCTGATGTATCAGGACATCTTGCATATCGAAGCGATCCGGTTCGAGGATCAGCCGCACTTCCTCGACTACCTGTGCGCCAGAACCAAGTATGTGGTTGGCGAGATCAGAGAGAAGTATGGCCGGGTTCCCGGCGAGCAGGAGGGGCAGGACGTGAACGGTGCGGCCCTGAAGGCCGAGGCCCAAGCCGAGATGGAACGGCTGGACGAACTGCTGGTCCGGTTCCATGGCGACTTCATCCCTCCGAAGATGGGGTGATCCGCTAATTCAAGAAAACGCCGTTTTCTTTAATAGCGAGCTCCGCTATTTCACGTTCTTTAATAACGGAGTTCCGATAATCACTACGGTATTAACGGAGGAGCTCCGGTACTATGGCATACCCCGATCTGCTCTACCAGACTCCGAAGGATCGAGCCTTCATCAAGAGTAAGGACCGGGAACGCTTCGGACTCTATCAGCAGCGCCACGAGCTCTTCTTTCACCAGCCCGGCAGCCTCGCCGATCTGGAGTTCCCGACGGCACCCGAGGATCGGGGCCGCGTCAACTTCTATGGCGACGAGGACGAGGACACGGTGACCGACGACGGACCGAGCACGCCGCTCTACGGCGATCCAATCGTGCTCCCGGTTCACATCGCGATCGGTGAAGAGGTGCAGGAGGCCGAGAAGTGGGGGATCGATCGGGACGTGGATGCGGTGGCCGTGTTCAGCATCGCGATCCTCGAAGACCTTGGGATCGACTACCGCGACCCGACACAGGGGCCGAAACGCGGCGATCGTTTGAACTTCCTTGCCGATGGAGTACGGGTCAACCAGTACGAGCTGCTCGACTCGATCGAGCGTGACTACTGGGGCAACACGCAGTACCCGCTCCATCTGATCTGTCCATTGGTGCTGACCCGACAACCGGTGACGACATGAGCTTGGATCGAAAGAAGTTGGGGCACCTGTTCTCGGTGGAGAACAAGCAGCCACATCCAGCGGCCAACGATAATTACTACTTGGTGTTGACTGACCTGTCCGGTCAGCTGACGCCGATGTTATTCACGGAACGCGAGCTGATGATTGCAATCAACCGTGCCCACAAGAACCCCGAAGACCTGAGTCTACTGGAGGACTGAGATGCGCACCCCTATCGCAGACAAGATGATTCGCGAGGCGAGCCGGAAACCGGTGGCTCTCGTCGTCGAGAAGGAGGCCGAGGCTAACCCGTTCGCCGGGAGCGGTGCGGGCAAGAACCAACGTGCCGCCATGCTTCAGTGGATGGAGCTCAAGACCAAGGAGTCCGAGTTGCGGGCGCAGGCCGAACAGCTCAAGGGAGACGCCGAAGCGATTGCGGAAGAGGTGGGCATCGTCGAGATCATCGAGCGGCTCGAAGATCAGACTGCATACTTCGATGAGATTCAGCGGAAGATGAAGGTTCGGACCCAATCCTATCCGCGCTACGCCCAGCTGTGGAATAAGTTGACCGAGAAGATGCAGGAGCAGATGGCTGATGTCGCCAAGCTGATGGATGAGATGATGGAGGCGGAGAAAACCGCCACCGCCAAGAAGTTCCCAACCCATGCGAAATTCTCGAAGAAGGACATCAAGGCACGCGGCGTCGGCGAGAGCGTTGGCGATACCCTCAAGGGTTGGTTCCAGAAGGCCAAGAGCTTCATCTCCGGCTTGTTCAAACGGGCCGACAGTATCGACGCTGACCTGAAGAAGTTGGACCAGATGGTGTCCGGTCAGACCGAGCGCCGCCGTCCCCGTCGTCGGATCAAAGAAGCATTAGCATCGGAAGACCCGAACAATGCAGACGAAGCATTGGGTGAGTTCCTGTCTAGCTCAGAGTATGACAGCTTGCCTCGGGGACGAGATGCTCTGGCTCCAAATGAGTTTGATGCTGTGTTCGAGCATGGGCAGTTGTGGATCGTACATAATCCGTCTGGAGCACAATGGAGTGTCGTGGATACGAATTACGGTTTCAGTTTCGAGATGGTTAGCGAGGGTGATTTGTTCGAGCGTCGCCGTCCGCGCCGTCGTCGGATCAAAGAGGATGCCTTCGGCCCTATCCCGGATGCCGGTGCCGACCCGATGAACGTGAGCAATGACAACGAGATCACGATGAACTTCACGTTCAACGAGGCATGGCTGGCAAACGGATACTACGAGGCGGTGCGCAACACGCTCGCCGGACTTGTCGTGAGCTGGCCCCAGATTAGCGGTCTGCCCGGTGAGCGGGAGTGGACCGTCCGGGTCTCCGGAATCGTCGATGAGCGTCGCCAGAAGGTGCTCAAGTCGATGGCTGGGGAATACGAGGGAAGCTACGAATCCGAGGGACTCCCGTGGGGGATGTAAGTGGCCCCGACGATCAAGATCGGACTCGTCGTCAAGGGACCGCCTGAAGAGGTAAGCGCCGCCAACTTTCCCAATGTGATGGAGCGGGCCAATCTCCGCGCCGGTCGCAGCATGGGCGAGAGCTTTGCCAAGGCGGTCGAGAAGGAAGTCAATAAGCGGATCAGGGAACAGCGGATCGCCGAGGCGAAAGCCATCGAGAAGCAGGAGCCGCCCCCGAAGCTGACATCGCTGACCGAGATCGGTCCGGTGACTCATTGGCGGCAGGGCGACTACCTCGCGTTCGGGGTGCGCCCCAAGGGGACCGAGGAGCTGACCCCTGAGCAGATGGCGGAGGCGGTCGAGTCGATCCAGAAAAAGAAACCGCTGTTCCGGAGCCGAGCGGCACGTGAGCTGGAAAACATTGTACGTGGCGAGTACCTGTTGAACCGGAAGGTGAAGAAGGTCTACGTCAACAATGTGTGGCGTGTCATCAACGAGCAACTCAAGCGGGTGACCCCGATCTTCGTACCCCAGAAAAAGAAGGGGCTGATCCGGCGGCTCATCGAGCGCATCCTGAAGGTACTCTGATGCTTGTCGAAACGCTGCGACTCTACGATTCGTGTATGCTCGATATGATCGCCTGTGCGATCTCCGATGCCGTACCGAACTTTACGCCGCAGGTGCTCTTCGCGACACCGCAGCGGCGCTACCTCGACTACCTGTCGGGGAAGACGATTGAGAACGAGAACCTCGCGTTGCCTCGGATCATCCTGAGCCGTGGCGATGACCGGATGGATCAGGAGCGGCAATCGGCGGCGCGGGTCTCCGGGATACAGGTGGACGGTGAGTTCTACCGTTCCCAGTACCCGACACCGATCGAGATCGACTACCAGATCGACATCTGGACCCAGCACCAGTGGCAGATGAATTACTACCGGCGTCGCATCGCGATGTATCTGTGGAACCTGCCGCCGCGCTACCTGCGGGCCAACGTGGGCAGCTGGTGGGGCTATAAGTGGATCGAGGTGTACTCCGAGACCGGAACCAATACCTCGGAACTCGAACCGGGCGGCGAGCTGCGCACGATCCGTTACACCTATCCGTTGACGGTGAAAGCAAATCTCTTCCCGCTGTTCGACGCGAAGTATCTGATACTCGACGAACTGTTTTACGAGAAGGCGTATCAGATTTTGAGCATCCGTCTGGACTACTACGATTGGGACGGCGACTTGCTGTGCATCGACTCGATCCCACGGTCTAACTAGGAGGTCTGCATGAAGATCAAGGTAACGAACCGCAAGAAGACGGGAATCTACATCAACCTGAAGGCACTGGATCGTCCGGGCCAGCAGGCGAAGTTCCTCCCGAGCAAGGGTTCGATTGAGATCGACGAGGCCGAGATGTCCGAACATCTCGAAACACTGGCACGCCGGGATTTCATCCGGATCACGGAGATCAGGGAGCAGAACGCCCCGCGACCCGCGATCCCGGACAACGAGGAGTAAGCCATGTTCTTCAACTACGGCTATCCCCAGATCGGAGTCGGGGAAATCGGGGTGACCTTGCCCTATGGGTTCCCCGCGTACAGCCCCGGTATCCTGACGCCGGAGGAGGTCCGTGAAATCTACAACAAGACGGATCAGGGTATCTACGTAACCGTTGGCAACGAAACCGTTGGATTTCGCGGTCAGCTGGTCCCGACGGAAGATGTAGACTTGCCCGGTACGATCGTTATCTCGCCGTTTGAGATCACGCCCGATCTGGCGCGGCGCGTGCCCAACGAGCTTCGCGTTATCCCCAATACCGATCCTCCGCAACGGGTCACGAACCTGACCGGCCAGAGCGGCCAGTCCCAGAAGACGATCCTGCGCTGGACCAATCCGGGCGACGACGATCTGGAGCGTTTGGAAATCTACCGCAAGGAGGGTGGCTATCCAACGGGACGCGACGACGAAGACGCCGAGCTGGTGGCCGTGGTGAAAGAGAACAGTCCCGGCATCGGCCTCGCCATCGAGGATGTCGGGTTGATCGATGAGACGACATATTACTACTGGATCACGGCCCGCGATCTGGGGATGAACTGGACTACGGACGTGACTCCGGGTGAGAACGCGGTGACAGCGGTTCCGAACTCGCCTTCACAGGTTCTGGACTTCATTGCCACCGATACGGAGGACGGCCAAGTCGATTTGACTTGGACCAATCCTGACGAGAGCGGGCTGACCGCTATCAAGGTGCGCCGGAAGGTTGGGTCGTACCCGACCGACGAGACCGACGGAGACGAAGTGCTGACCGACCCGTCGCCGATCCCCGGTGCCGCCAACAGCATCTCGGATGTAATCGCCCCCGGAACCTACTACTACGCGGTGTTCCCGTCTGACACGACGGGCTACAACCAGCTTGTTACGGCTGGGCGCAACGCCGATACTGGTATCTCGAATTAACGAAGGAGAGCAGCATGAGTCCTGTCAGCCCCGGAACCTACATTAAAGAAATCGATCGGAGTCTGTACGCGCCGCAAGCCGCTCCGACGAGCGTGGGCATCGTCATCACGGCGACCAAGGGGCCGTTGAACACGCGGACCTTGGTGGGTGACGAAAACACTTTCACCGAGACCTTCGGACGTGCCGATCCCAACAGTCAGGGATTCTACGCGGCTCGGCAGATTCTCCGCGAGCTCAACACGCTCTGGGTGGTCCGTGTCGGCAGCGATATGGGCGACGATCCGCTGGGCAAAGGCTTTGCCACGCTGGTCGACGCGCTCGCGGCGGACAGCGTGAAATTCGAGGCGTCCGAGTATGGCACCTACTCGACCGACTACGAGATCAGGGTGAGCGCCGGTTCGACCAGCGGGTTCAAGATCGATCTGTATGACACGTTCAGCACCCGGAACCCCGAGCTGCTGGAGACATGGGACAACCTGACCCGTGCCAATGTCGAGGACACCGTCAACGATCCCGACACCGGTAGCGAGCGGATCACGGCGGAAGTCTTGGGTGTGGCCGGTGAGCCGGACCCGACGCAGGACGCGGTGGGCTTCGAGATGGTCGATCTCGGCGGCGGCATCGTCGAGGGCAACGGGTTCAGCGGTAGCAATATCGCGAGCAAGGTGATCGCCGGGATTCAGGAGTTCGATGACCGCGAGCAGGTCTTCGTGGACACGATCCTCGCCCCCGGCTTCAGCGATACCGTGGTGGTCAATCAGCTCATCACGACCGCCGAGACCCGGAAGGATGCGGTTGCCATTGTCGATCCGCCGACCGGGCTTACCGCGACCGGTGTGGTCGACTGGCACAATGAGCCGAGTCCGGGTTCGCCCGCGCTCAACAGCAGCTATGCGGCGCTGTACTGGCCCGAGCAGGTCGTGTTCGACGAGTTCAACAATCAAGAAGTGATCCTCGCGCCGTCCTGCTTCGCCGCTGCCGCGTTCGGTCGGACCGACCGGGCCGCGTACCCGTGGTACGCCCCCGCCGGTGACCCGCGTGGAGCGGTCAACAGTCTGCGTTCGGTGACTACGCCGAATCAGGCGGAGCGCGATTTGATGTATGGACCCGGCAACAGCGTCAACCCGATTGTCAACAAGCTGGGTCAGGGTATCTTCATTCAGGGACAGAAGACCCTGCAACGCGAGACCACGGCGCTCGACCGCCTCAATGTGCGGCGTTCGCTCAACCAGATCAAGACGACTCTGGCGACGGTGACCGAGTCCTTCGTGTTCGAGTTCTCGGACTCGTTCACATGGCGGCAATGGCTGTCGGTCGCGGAACCCCCGTTACGCGACATCCGGGCGCAACGTGGTCTGATCGACTTCCTGCTCGTGATGGACGAGACCCTCAATACCGAGATCGTGCAGGAACGCAACGAGATGCGCGGACGCATCTACCTGAAGTTCACCAAGGTCGCCGAGGTGATCGAACTGGAGTTCGTCATCACGTCGCAGGGCGCGGACTTCAACGAATTGCTGAACGCCGCTTAATCGGTGTTGGTGTAACAGGTCTATAAACGACAGGATCGGAGGTTAAATCATGGCCGATAAACTCGCTCCCGATTATATCGCGGCGGGAGGCGGTGCCAATACGTGGACGCCGCAGCTGACCAACAACTTTTACATTCAGGTCGCGGACATCCCGACGCTGACGCAGGGCCGCGAGCTCTACCTCGCCGTCGAAGGCGGTGGTATCCCCTCGTCCAGCTTCGAGGAAGTCACGATCGACTTTGTGAACATGCAGGTGTTCATGGCCGGTGCGCTTCGCTTCGAGAACTTCGCGATGCGGATCAGGGACTTCGTGGATGCCCAGAGCCGCAACGCCGCGTTCGCATGGTACAATCAGGTGGGCGATCCGCGTACCGGACTCGTCAACCTGCCTCGCATCTACAAGAAGGATGTGAAGATGGTGCTGTTCGCGCCGGACGGCACGCTGGAACGCGAGTGGCTCTGTGAGGGCTGCTGGCCGCAGGCCCAGTCGTGGGGTGAGCTGTCCTACACGACCGTCGAGAACCTGATGATCGAGTTCACGCTCCGGTGCGACCGGGCCTACCTCGTCGGCGGCGGAGCGTAATCCCAAACACCTGATCCTGTTTGACATCGTCTTTAGAGGGGTGGTTCGTCCCACCCCTTTCCGGCTATCCGCCTCAATCCATCTGTCTAGGAGAATCCAATGTCGGAAACCATCTACACCCAACAAGTAACCCTCCCCTCTCTCGGGCTGCCCTATGGCGACCAGCTGCCGGGTGGGATCGTCAGTGTCGATCCCTTCGGTGTCGAGGAAGAAGAGCTCCTCCAGAAGGCTGGCTCGAAGGCCCGGCGCGAAATCATCTCCACTCTCATTGCCAACTGTGTCAAGAACTGCCCGGTAGCCCCGGATCAGTTTCTGACCGGCGATCGGCTCTACCTCTTCATGCAGATTCGACGGATCACGCTCGGCGAAGGCTGGACCTTTGATTGGGCGTGTCGGCGTTGCGACACTCGCAACACGACGACGATCCCAATCTCCCAGTTTCGGATTCTGGGGCCGAAGTCCGATCCGGAAACCGGCGAACTGCCGGAGTGGGAAGAGGTCCGCTATGTGACGCTGCCCCACGGGAACTACAAGGTGGGCTGGCGGCATCTCCGTGGCTACGACGAACAGGCTGCGATCGAGAATGCTGCGGAGCTCAAGAAGAAGGGTATCCCGTACAAGGGTGACCCGGCCTACCGGCATCGGATCAAGGCGAGCCTCGTTACTGTGAACGGTGAGGAGCTCGAACCGGTCGAGGCCGATGCGTTTGTCAAGAAGGCGTTGAGCCATGGCGGCAACGGCTACGCGCTGCGCCAGAGCATGGAGGAGCACGCGGTCGGTATCGATCTGGACTTGGAACGCGAGTGCGACGAGTGCGGATGGGAAAACAAGATCGACTTCCAATTCGATATGGACGAGTTTTTTCGACCCCGGCGACCCTGACCTGCTGTCGCTATTCGGTGGGAAGCTGTATTCGATTGCAGACATCGAGCAGGTCCGGGTCAACATGTGGCTCTTTGGCGGCATAGACCCGTTTCGATTCAAACTATTCAAGGTGCTGGAGTACCGGCACTTCTACGATAAACTTGTCGAGAAGCTGAAAGCGGAACACGGTCAGACATGAACGAGCTAATCTGGGTTGTCCAGATCAACGACCAGACCAGCGGTCCCCTGAAGTCGATCACGACGCAGGTGGATTCGTTTATCCGTGCGGTGCAGAGCGGTGTCAACGATCTCGGTAAGGTGTTTGATGTGTTCAACACTTACATGGATCAGGCGATCGCCCGAACCATCGAGTTCACGGATCGCTTGAGGTCTGCGTTCCGCGTGCCGACTCCCGACTTCTCATCGTTCGAGCGGGCCGGTATGGGCGGTCCGGGAGCTGCCCCCGGTGCGGCTCCTCAACCCGAACCGACCGCACCTCCACGCCCTGAACCGGAGCCGATGGGCGAACCGATCATCGACGACGCCTTCATCAACGAGGTTGCACAGTTCGAGGAAGCCAGCAACCGGGCCAACGAATCGATCCGTCGGCGTAGCGGGGTGCTCGGAAAGGCAACCCGGCTCCTCGGTAAGTTCTTCGGCATCGAGAAGAAGGTGACGACAGAGACTAAGAAGAGCGATACCGCGAATCAACGGGCTGCCGGGTCACTGCGCAATCTAAGTGCCGCAGCACTGGCGGCAAGCGGACAGCTCGGTCGGATGGCCGGACAGGTGCAGGAGAACGCACTGGGTCTCGAACAGCTCGGGTTGTCGTGGAGCAAGGTGTTCTCGGTGATGCGCAAGCTCTCGATCGGTTACATCATCATGTCGCTGGCCAAGGCGGGGTTGAATGCGGCGCTGCGCATCAAGGATATGAATGCGCAGCTCTACATGACGATCCAACAGAGCCGTGCGGTCGCCGGTGTGATCGACCAGACCCGGCAGCAGGCGGTGGCTCTCGGCTTGTCGGTTGACGAGTTGAAGGGCATCGTCCAGACCGGTGTGCAGGTCGCCTTCCTGAACCGCACGGTGCGCGACGGGGAGAAGGTGCTGCGTGACTACACCAAGGCCACCCTCGAAACCGCACAGGCCACCGGATTGTCGGCGGAGAACATCGGTCAGCTCTACCAGCGGATCATCGGTGTCGGCGCGATCGCCGATGTCAACAAGCTGCGAAACATCGGTGCCGGGATCAAGTTCATCGCGGACCAATCGATGCTGTCTTCCCAAGAGGTGCTTGACTTCACCGCCTCGCTGGAGGACATGTTCCGCCTCTCGGCAGACGGAATGGGGCATACTCAGACCGAGATGACCGGCGATCTTCAAGCGATTGCTGGTGCGCTTTCGACCTATATCAAACCTCAGACCATCGCCGAGATGTTTACGGGTCTCCAGCAGGAGATCGCACGCGGTGTGGTCGGACCGGTGTCGCGAGCATGGTCCTTCGCAACCGGTGAGGCGATGGATGCGATTCAGGATCGATTCAAACGTGGCGATGTGGTCGGGTTGATGGAAGACTTTACCCAGAGCATGGTCAACCGGACCGGTCCGCAGATCATGTCGTTTGCTCGTACAATGGGAAATGCAATCGGGATCACTGAAAGGGAATTGCTCCGTCTTCAGAACTTCGAGCCGGGGGCGATTCGGAAGATGGTTGAGGCACAACGGAAGATTATTGCAGAAGGAAAACTCCAAGCCGATGCGGCTGCGGCGCGTCAGAATCGGTTGACCCGTGCATGGAATCAGGCACAGGATGCCTTAGCCGGACTTTGGGAAGAGCAGGGTATGCGTGTTGTGGATATTCTCAATAAGCATTTGATCCCGGCAATCGAATGGTTGATTGTGAAGATTCAAGACCTCCGTAAATGGTGGAATGGGTTGAGTGAGGATACCCAGAAGAGCTATGTTACATGGGGGACTGTGGGGCTTGCCTTGTTCGCGTTCAGCGAAAAGATCGGCTTGGTCATCGGTGCGACGAGTAAACTTATTGGTTGGATCGTGGGGTCTAAAGGTCTGCGGAGCGCATTCAAGTTTCTAAGTATGGATTTGACAACCCTCACCGCGAAGATGAAGGGGCTGCGGGCAGCTACACTACTGTCTGCGAATCTCGGGTTCGGGGCATTCCTCGGTGTCATGGGTGCGGTCTTGGCCGGTGTCAGCATCGCAATTGCGAAGTGGCGCGAGTGGACTAAACAGATTGAAAAGAATCGACTCGAAACAATCAAGGCATCGGGGTTCGCCGAGGAGTTTGCCGCAGCCAATGCGAATGTGATTGGCGAGTACGATAAGATGCGGGACAAGATTCGTGAGCTCCAAAAGACCAAGCAGGAATTGATCCGCACCGGTCAAGAAGAGGCATGGGTTGGCGAGGCCCAGCTTCGGCGTATGCAGCAGGACGCGGAGAACACCCTCAAGGGTCTGGCCATGCAGATCAAGGACATGACCAAACGCGAACTGTTCCTCGTCAACATGGGATTGAACGAGAAGCAGGTACAGAAGGTGATGTCCGACATCGGCGGGCGTACAATTGAGGTCGCAGCCGTCGAGACCGAAGGGCGAGTCCGGAAAGCGGCGCAAGAATCTGAGAGCGCATTTATGCGATTCTCCGAGCGGTACTTGGATGCGATGGACAAGATCAACCAAAAGGTTGGGATCAGTGAAGCCGAAGTCGAGGTGTCGCCGGTGATCCGTCCGCAGATCGAAATGGGAACTACAGCTGCCGAGCCGCCGGGTGCGCCACCGCGACCCACAGCAGTTCCACAGCGTCCTCCCTCGTTGCCCGGTCAGGATGTTGAGGGCAAGCCCATTGTTACGGTCGAGCCGGACCAGAATACAGACAAGATGGTCAAGCTGCTCGAACGCATGGTATCCCAGAACGAGAAGCAGATCGACTTGTCGCGCCGCGTCCTCGGTGATCTGAAACGTGGGGCGTCTGCGCAGTCCGCCCGCTCCTCGAATCGGCGTAACGATCCGATGAATGAAGCGATGCGGTACAACAACGGGGATGTCCGATAATGGCCATCATCAGCTCGCCACTTTCCGAGAACCCTTTTGCGCTGCTCGTCGATACGGTTACCGGTGAGGTGCTCGAAATCTATTTCTACACCGATGTGACCAACAACGTGTCTCCGGCCTACGACAAGGTCGATGTGCGGGGACGCGAAGGTCCACACCAGCATTACAGCTTCACCGGACCCGATACGTTGATCCTGAACGGAGTTGTCCTGCTCGCCAGTGCATTTGACGGTGACGGCGGCTCCTATGTGGATGCGGTAAACCAGTGGGCCTTTATCAAATCGTTGATGTACCCAGACTATGACGCGGGAGCATACATCGATGGCCCACACCGCGTCCGCCTCAAGCTTGGCAATTTCTATGACGAGGAAGGCAAGATCGAAGAGTTCACCTCGACCGCAAAGCCACCGTTCGACATCAATCACATGCCTGCCCGGATCGAGGTGGGCTTTGTCTTTGAGCGGACCGGTACGCCGCGCAGCTTCAGCGATATTCGGAGAGCCTTTTGAACGCGCTGCCGATCAACTATCAGTTTCCCGAGCTCCGGTTTCGGAGGACCGGGACACGTCTGTTTCGGCTCAACAGCCTGAGCCGATTCAAGGACTTGGAGGTCGTCGAGTATAACGATGACCAGACCGTGGAGTCGTGGCGGCGTCCCGAGATCGCTCAACGCGGAACGGACAAGGTGTATCAGGTGAAGCAGTCCGAGGAGCGTCGGTCCGATCTGGTGTGTCGTTCGATCTACCTGAATACCGATCTGGTGAGCTGGGTGGTGCTTTCCCAGAACCTGATCTATGATCCGTTTACCGAGCTGATTGCGGGTCGGGGTCTGCGGACCCCGGAGTACAATCGAATCGTGACAACGCTGGTGGGCTGATGCCTGACATCAACTTCCCAACGGTAAACCTGACAATCAACGATGTGTCGTTCTCGGATATTCCCCCAGAATATATCCGAGAGTTCACGTTTACCGACAAGATGGCCGGTGGCTACGACATCGATATGCTGCTGCACGATGTCGAGTACACTCGTCTCGAAGACGTGCTGTTCGATTTCAATCCGACCGACAAATTCAATTTGCTGGTTGCCTCGTTCGGCTATTTGATTGAGGGTCAGCCGATTACAAGTGCCACATTGCGCTGTGCCCTCGAACATTACAAGCCGACGTTCCGCGCCGGTCTCGATGCACGTATTCGGGGATATGCGATCGGTGGTGCGCTCAACACGCAGATCAATCCGCAGCGGTCCTTTGTCGACACCCCGTATCACCGAGTCGTGGAGCGGTGCGCCAAAGATTTGTTTGGCGAGAACGTGGACCTCTCGTGGATTCAGAAAACCAAGGTGGACAGCCCGCTCTACACCGGTTCGGTTCGACCCTACGGTTCGTACACGAACTTCATCCGTCAGGAGATCGCGCCTTACGCCGAAGACCCGGACGGGAAGACCGGCTTCATGGTCAACTACGGGCCGAACGGCGACACGATCCGTTTCGGCACCCGTGAATGGTTGTACCAGAAGCGTGTCGACGAGCTTGGTGGAGTCCCCACGTTCACATGGCTTCGCGGCGAAGCGGATAGCGATGTGATCTCGTTTGAGCCTGATTTTCAAAGTGACATTCTCGGGGGGTTTGGGCAAGCCGGACTCACCGCTGTCGGTTGGGACGCGATCAGCAAACGGCCCTTAACGATTCCGGTCAATCCGACATCGGCAAATGCAAAGGGGCGGATGAGTAAATATTTGGGGAAGGGCGTTGCAACCGTTTCACTAGGCAAGGACGAAACCAGTGCCCGGTTCGAGAGCCGGGGAGCCGAGCTGCGCCGTCGTATCTTGGGGCAAGCCATCGATACTGGATCGGCTGCTCTGTTCGATCTGTTCTTCGGGGACGCCAAGACAATCGATCTAACCGAGGAGGAAGCTGCACCACGCACCGCCCAAATCTCGTTGAGCAAGATTGATCTGGTGTTGGCGGAAGCGGCGGCATATGGGCGGTGGAAGACGTTGGCCCAGACAGCGGTACAGGCAACACTTGAATTGAATGGTTCGGAACGGACGGTCGGGTTGCGGGCCGGTGATCTGATTCGAGTGATTGTCATCATCCCGCGTACCGGTGCGATCCACTGGTCCTCGGGTCTCTACATGATCGAAGAAGTGTTGCACGAGATCACGACCAATTATCGCGTCGTCTGCCACCTCTACCGCGATGCTCATGCGCGTGGCGTAGAGGATGTGCCGGGCGGAGTCAAATTTTTCGACGAGATCGGCGGTCTGGTGGAGGACGACAGTGGCCTCGCGTAGGGAAATCGCTCAAGAGATCATCGAGCAGCTACAGGATCACCGCTTCGGGATGTACCGGGGCGTGGTCGAGAACAATGCCGATCCTGAAGGTCTGGACCGGGTTCAGGTCCGCATTCATGACATCCATGGGGACGAAACCTCGACGGCGCGGGAAGTGCTCCCGTGGGCCGAGATCAATGTGTTCGGGTGCGGCGGTTACGACTCCGGTAGTGCGTTGGCCGCGCAAATGGTTCCCGGATCGACGGTCTGGGTTCAGTTCGAGAAGGGCCACATCAATAATCCGGTTGTCATGGGTGGTTGGCGTGGCCGTCCCCAGTTCGCACAGGAAATGCGAACGGTCAGCGGAAAGCGCACGACCGACCCCGACGAACCGTTCGACGAGAATGCACCATGGGTGCCGCCGGAGCAGCAGAATGAAACACCGAAAGATGTCTACTTCCGAGACGGGGCCGAAGAAGAGTTTGAAGATTCGATCCCTACCCGAACGGTCCACGTCAAAACAACGAAGGGACACACGATCCTCACAGAGGAGCGGGACGGTCAAGAGTATCTCCACATCATCGACCGTTCAGGGCAAGCCATTGAAATGAGCTGCGGCGTCGCCGCGACACCGGGCGACGAAGAAGACGCGATCGCGCCGAACCGAGGGAACATCGAGCAGCGCGGCGTGCGCTCCGCATTACGCGGTGACCAGCTGCGACAGGACGCGATGGTCCCCGGTAAATCGTACATTCGGTTGAAGGACTTGGCCGGGCAGGAGATTCTCCTCGACGCGAGTCGGGGCAACGAACGGATCGTTCTCCAGAATCAGAATCGCGAAGGCTCGAAGACCCAACGTATCGAGCTGGGGTTGAACAAGGGGGAGCCGCGCATCCTGATCGAGGGTGCGAACGGGGATCGCTTCGTGATCGACAGTGAGTCGCCGACACCGATCGTGCTGGCCGACCACGCGGGCAACCAGCTCGTGTTCGATGCGGCGAACCGCCGCATCCTAGAGATCGGTAACGGAAAGAAGGAGATCGAGCTCAGCAGCATGTCTGAGACCTTCTCCGGCGACCGCACGATGAACATCGGCGGCAACCTCGACCAGACGGTCAACGGCAACTACATCGGCACCGTGGTCAACGATCAGGTGTTGAACGTGATGGGCAATATGCAATACAGCGTCGGCGGCGCGATGAACTTCACGACGACCGGGTTGCTGGTTGCCGATCCCGTGCCGACCGCGCTTGACTACAGCTACGATCTGCTGATGTACGGTCCGGCTCTGGTCGTTCCGCCTGCGGGGATCGCGGCGCGCAAGAACAGCCACCGCATCCGGATCAATCAGGGTGACATGGTTCGCCAGATGACCGAAGGTGACTATCGGTTGCGGACCGCCGAGGGCGACCTCGACTGGGAGACCTTGCTCGGTGACATCCTGATGCACATCGGTTCCGGCAACTTCGAGCTCACGCAGGACGCGGGTACGCTCAAGATCGATGTGACACCTGCCGGAGCAAACAAGGCGACGATCGAGGTGGACGCCAGCGGGAACATTCATCTGGTCACCGGCAACAATGATCTGTTGATGGACCAAGCATTGGGTGAATCGACTCTGACCGCCGACACCGTGAACGTGGTAAGCCAAGACATCAACCTCTCGGCGAAGACCCAGACCGATTTCTTCATGGCGTTTACCGCATGGCTCAATATCTGGACCACGTGGCACACCGCCCAGTATCTGGCGCATGTCCATACGAGCTCGGCACCCGGATCGCCGACGAGTCCACCAACACTGGGGATCGTCCCGCCGAACTGGACGCCGTGCCGCAGCACCTATGTCAAGGCGAACCCGACAGGATAGGAGGCGAGATGCCACTTACCGGATCAGAATCTACACTGATCGGGGCATTACAGCCCGCGATCCTCGCTCAGATTCAGGCGACGTTTCCGTCGGACACAAACAATCCGGCATTTAGCGCGGCCCAGCAGACTGCTTTTGCAACCGCGCTTGCCACCGCGATCGCCAATGTCATCGTTCCCCATATCGTGGCAAACAGTTTGGTGGTCGGAACCTGCCCCACAGGCGGGGGTCCACTGGCTAACGGGCTGGTCACATGACCGAATCCAAGGAGAGCATCTCTAAGCCACGATCGGCCCGTTGGCAGTATATCGAGCCGCCCGGAGGCCCGATAACGGTTCCTGCGTCGGGAAAACAAGCCAAACCACCCGTTTCAGCCGATCCGGAGGTCCAGAAATTGATCGATCGGTGCTACGACCCGAATCCGGGGGTCCGGGTGGCCGGAATCCTGACACTGGCCCGCGTCGGCCTCGTGGCCTACAAGACCCAGTTGGTCGGGAAGACCGTGGTGGCCGGGAAGATGCTGGGTGCGATGCAGTGGAGAGAACAGGATGCCGGATCAGGACAAGGATAAGTGGGTCTGCCCGGTCTGCGGTTCGACCGAGGTCAGGCAGGTCCAGTGCAAGGTTTTCTGCGCACGATGCAACACCCTGTTGATGTCGTGCTGCGACTGAGGAGAGCAAGATGAAGTGGCAGACCAAAGCAACGATTGGATGCGTGAGCTTCGGCGTCTTCAGCTACGTTTTCTACCAGTGGATTCTCCCACTGTTCTAAACGATGGCCGAATGGAAATCCGCCAACCTCGGTAACCTGTTGCCGAGCGCAGTGACCGATGCGATTACGGACGCCTCGGACGCCTTCGCTGTGCTCTCTCCGATCCTCGGTACGATCCGGGACGGACTCGACCTCGCCAAGACCTTCCTCATCGGCCTCCCGGTCGCCGACATCGGTTCGGCGCTGGCGCAGGCGCTGGAGGACTTCTTCAACGATTTCCGCGCCGCCGGTGTCTACTATCTGCCCGTAATCGACTTCGGCTTGGAAGACCTCGTCGCGTTCAACCTCAACTTTGAGGAGACCACGCCGGATGGACTCTTCCTGCCTGCCGGTGCCACGTTCCAGCCGAACATTACGACCTACGACAAGGACCGGCTCCGCAAGGCGTTCAAGCAATACTTCGGGAACCGCTACCTGTTAGGTCCGGAAACCAATGCGTTGGAGCGGTTCAAGGCACGGATCATCAGCAGCTTCACCGACATCGGCGACGACCAGCGGCCCCAGTTTACCGGTGACGTAGCCGGTGTTGTTGTCTTGGTGGGCGCGCCGAGCCTCGCCGAGTTCATCGACGTGGCGGTGCAGCTGGTCGACCTCTGGCCGAACAATCGCGAGCTGGCGCGCTGGGAGAATCGGTTGCGCGAGGTGTTCCGCAAGGGGATGCCCTCGACCCTCGATCAGGGCCGTAGCGTGGTGACCCAAGAGCTCGACGGTGACAACGGCTCCGGTTACACCTTGAACTATGGACGCAGCATCGAGCCGGGATCGATCGAGGTTCGCCAGCTCTCCCTATTGGAGGAACGGACCGATCAGGTGCGCGACTTCCTCGGGATCGACACGTTCAGTCGTCTGGCCGTCGACGACCTCAATGGCGGGTTCCGGAGACGCGGCGGTTGGTTCGTCAACGGTGGCACAATCGATTACGAGGCAGGCACGATTTCTGGTTTGTCGTTCGACATCTTCGATCCGGGTAGGCTGGTTGTCCAGTTCACGCCGGATTTCGAGTTCAGCAGCCCGCCGGATTGGACCACCCTCAACCTCGACAAACTGTTCCCCTTCGTCTTCGAGGCGATGGAGAATTATCTGCTGCCGATCGTACAGGCGCTCCGGGCCGGGGCCAACTCGCAAGACGCAATGGTTGCCCTGATTGACGGCCTCGACGACAAGCTGTCCCGGCTCCAAGAACTGATCGACGAGTCGCAACGCATCGTTTCCCTGCTCAATGTGATGTTGGGGGCCACTGGAATCTACACGGTTTATGTGAGCTCTGCCAGCGGGATCGATGGCTGGGTCACCGAGTTCCAGAATGCACTCAATGAACCGCCGTTCGATCAGTTTGATGCGTTTGTCGGCGGCACCGTATTCCTTGCTGGCGGACCCTCGCTGGCCCCCTTCGACAACTTCTTCTCGGCACTGGCATAATGGAATACTTGCGCGGATTCAAAGGGCCACTGACCTTTCAGTCCAACGGCGACTTGGAGCAAGCCGTCGATGTGGACGCGCTCGCCACCGATCTGTTTCAGATTCTGAGCGATCGGAAAGGCGAGTGGATGTATCAGTACCCGCAGGGGACATCCTTAGACAATAAAGTATTTTCCCAAAAAGACGCGGTTTTTGCAGTTCAAGTGGAGACTGTGCTGCGTCGTGAAGTGATCGAGTTGGAACCACGGGTCCGGATCGAGAGTGTGGAGGTCGACGTGGAGCCGAGTGACGATCCCGAGCTTACCAATACGTCAACCGTCTTGATTCGTTTCCTCGTCGGGGCAACCGGGGAGGAAGCTACCATTAACCTTCAGATCGAGAGACCGTGATGGCACTGGGACGCGAGCTGAGTTATAGCAACAAGGATTACACGACGCTGACCGCCGATTTCGAGCGGTACTTGTCGGAGTTTCTGCCGGAGATCACGGATACGAGTCAATCGAATCCGGGCCGTCTGCTGGTTCAGGAAATTATTGCGGTGGTTGATAACCTCCACTACGCGCAAGATATTAACTTCCTCGAATCCCTCTGGGGTCTGGCACAGCAGGTCAAGAATTTGATTTCTCAGGCGCAAGGGATTCCGTGGGTCTATCCCGGACCCTCCGCTGCCAGTACCGACCTCCTGTTTACCCAGACCGGCGTCATCACCCAGATTCCCCGGTACTTGGTTTGCACCACGGCGGAGACCCCGCCCCGTAAATTCGTTACGATCGACAGCGCACAGATTGTAGGGGGCCAAGCTACGGTTGCGGCAGTCGAAGGGGAGCGGGTGGTTGAAGAGGTGTTGACGGAGTCGGCCAGCGGAGCCTTGAATCAGGAGTACCGCTTGGCCCAGACCTTTGCGCCCTACCAGTTTGTCGAGATCGCCGTGGGTGGTACGCCATGGCTCCGGCAGCCCTTCACCCTATTCGATAGCTCTCCGACAGACCAGCATTTCATTTGCAGGCCGGAAGATGATGATCCCGACATCACCGTGATCCGATTCGGCAATAACGAGTTCGGTGCGGCACCTCCAGCTGGCGCGAGGATCACTGCGACCTATATTCGCTCCTCGGGAGAGGCGGGCAACACTCCGGCCAACTCGATTACGAAGATCGTGGGGCCGGTCAGCGGCTCGTTTACCGTCAACAATCCCGAGGGGGCCGGTGGGGGATCGAACGGACCAGATGCCGATACGATCCGGGAACAGGCACCGTTTGTGGCCTCGACTGCACAGCGGGCCGTGAACGACGATGACTTCCTTGCGATCGCGGTAAACGTGGCTGGGGTATTCGATGCGGCGATCGCTTCGATCATCGGATCGCAGTACGCGCTCTACATCGTTCCGGATGGTGGGGGCCGCGCCTCGAATACATTGATCGATACGGTTCGCAATACGCTTCAAGACCTCACCCTGATCGGTGCACTGGTTGACGTGCAGCCAACCGAGAACGCCGAGCTCCTCATCGCCGCCGATGTCTATACCCGAACCACAGACATTCCTCGTGCTACGGTGCGGCAAAAGGTGATCGACGAGATACTGGGCGCGCTCGACTATCGCGAGATCGAGATCGGTCGTGCCTTCACGATCAGCCAGCTCAGCAAGCTGATTCTCGATATCGATCGTGGGTCGCTGGTGCAGGCGGTCAATTTCACACAGCTGACGCGAGTGCCTCGGGTGGTCCAGAGCGATCCGGATGCGCCCTCGATTCAAGGCGATGTGATCGTCAACCCGGATGCGGGGTATAACGATTGGACCTTGGTTCAGCTTGACGCGACGACCTTTGCGGTGAACCGGGATGGACAGGTTGTCGGGAGTCCGGGGACCGTTGGGGTTGAGTACACCTCAGCGGGCGGCGAGGTCACCTTCACCTTGGGGACACCGACCTCGGTTCTCCCGAGCAGCTCGACATGGAGCTTCTCAACTTCCAAGTACAACGGCAACATCAAGATCGGAACCGGAGAGGTTCCGGTCATCACCGATCTGAATCAG